TAAGTATGCTAAACGACACCTAACAGAAAGAAAACGCTTCTACAAAGAAGCACATTACCCATTTACAATAGAAAAGGTTAATTACAATGACTAATAAATTTTCAATAATTACTCCCACGATGTGGAAGTATCCACCTCATATACGATTTCTTGAAGATCTTGTTGATCATGATTATGTAGACGAAATTATCTTAATTAATAATGACCAAGCTGCTCTCCCTAAAAATTGCGGAGTATTAACACATAGTAAGATTAAAATATATAATTTTTTAGAAAATATCGGAGTCAATCCCGCATGGAATCTAGGTGTTAATATTGCATCTAATAAACAAATATGTTTATTGAACGACGATATGGTATTCGATTTAACACTACTTAAAAAAGTCAGCAAAGTCTTATCAGCCGATACCGGAGTTATTGGAATTTGTAACGAGAATCCACCAACAACCGGTTGTATTGATATTCATCCGTGGGTTGGACAAAATACATTAGGATTCGGGTGTCTTATGTTTGTTCATAAAGATTGGTGGATTGATATTCCAAGTCAACTAAAAATTTATTACGGAGATAATTGGATATTCGACACTTGCTTAATAAGAAACAAGCCTATCTACGTAATTACAGATTTACTTTATAAAACAGAGTGGGCAACTACTTCAAGATATACTCCATCTCATGTTATACACGATGAAGGAGCTTTATATAATATTTTCATTGACGAATTTAGAAAGAATCAGTTAAAATAACAACTATGCAAATTTTAACCTTAGAAAATAAAACATTTTATCTTAACGATCTTCCTGAAGAAGTTGATGATGATTTACGATTCAGTGTTATGGATAATAGTGATCCGTCGAACACTGATTACTTTTTCATTCCATTAATCTTCTTAGAAAGTTTCACTGCTCCGGCAGCGGTACTACAAATCGGTGAATATAAACTCACGATGCCATTGGATTGGTGTGCTGTTGTTGGGGATCCGGAAGGCCCGGAAATGGAAGTATTGCCACTAACTAGTTTAAACGATCGAGGCTTTAAGACCTTTTGTTTTAATCCTTTAAGTTCGTATAGACCCAATTTTCTTGATATCGATATTATCGATGTTTATAGAGATGTTAAATGGTATTTTCCAAAAATGAAACCCGGCCAGCTTTTAACTACTCCATTACACGGAGGAGATAAGCCTATATGTTCTTTCTTTGTCAAAGAAGTTAGTAGACAAAGTGAAATTTTAGATTATACAAAATGCTGGTAAAATGAAGAATGAAGAAATTAAAATAATCTTCGAAAATCCCGATAGCGGTAAAACTACCTATGCTAGAATTGCCGGAACTAGTGATCGAACTGTAGTAGAGAGCGAAGATAAACCAGAAGATATTATTGACGCTATTAAAGAAAATAAATTATGGGGTCAGATTAGACGGGCGGCTAAAAAGAATGAGGCATTGCGTTTAGCATTAGAACATGCTAAATTAATTTATTATTTAGGAAAAGATCATGGCGCTTGATATTAAAAGAGAACTTGCTGCGGTTGATTCTCGGGATCATAAATTTTATGACGAGCTTACTGTTGAGGAACAAAAATCTCTTAGCCCTTATGTATTGATGCGTTATATTAGTAATGTTGATTCTAATGATAGAGAAATACAAGAGTGGTTTGTAGAAATGACTAATGAATTAGTCAATAAAAATCACTGGCAGTTAAGTAAAGATCACAAACCACTTTTATGGAAGTTAATGGCTAGTGTAGGTATAGGAAAAAGATTCTATCATCCTTATCTAGCACAAGGAAAAAAAGAAAAGATAATTAAAATCGAAAAATTAATTGCCGAACTTAATCCTGCAATGAAACTTGAAGAAGTTAAAATGCTAGCTGCCTTGATGACTAAAGAAGATATCAAAGAACTATTCGATAATATGGGATTTGATAAAAAGCAAAGGAAAGAATATGAATAATATCAAAGATGTCTGCGAGTGCTATCAATGCATCATCGATGATGATATTAAAGACCCTCTTAGTCAATTTCCTTTATACCTCACTCGAATAATATTATGTCCCGAATGTGGAAATAAGAGGTGCCCTAAAGCTACTAATCATCGCAACAAATGTACTGGTAGTAATGAATCTGGGCAACCCGGTAGTAGGTATTTTTAATGGTAGATCTAGTAGAACAGCCGTTTACTTGTGTGCATTGCAATAAGAGTTTTATGAAAGAAAACACTCTTATCGCGCATATGTGCGAAAATAAAAGACGGGCTTTACAGAAAGACGAAAAACGTGTTCAAACAGGGTTGTTAGCATATAATAGATTCTATCAAATAACTCAGAATGCTAGAAAAGTTAAAACTTACGAAGATTTTTGTAAGAGTTCTTACTATAATGCCTTTGTTAAATTTGGAAGTTTTATAAACAACATAAATCCTCTATATCCGGAAAAATTTGTAGAACATGTAATTAAAAGCGGTGTAAAATTAGATCATTGGTGCAAAGATGAACTATATGAGAATTATCTATATGGTATGTTGAAAACTGAACCAGTCGAATCAGCAGTACAAAGATCACTACAAACTATGATGGAATGGGGGGATCTCAGTCAAGCACAGTTTAATCATTATTTTAATTACGTAAATCATAATAGAGCAGTACATGATATACGTAATGGCAATATATCACCGTGGGTTATATTAAATTCAAAAAGTGGAAAGAAAATGGTTGAAACTTTAAATGATGAACATTTAGAATTAATTGCTCCAGCATTTGATATTCCATTTTGGATTAATCATTTTAAAAAGAATCCAGCTGATGTAGAATTAGTTAAAGAAATTTGCCGAGAAGCAGGTATTGAATGAATATTAAAGGGGATATTGATATTGATTTTGCAGATCGTGAAGAAATCTTATCAAAAATTCCTCATATTTCTGCTGCTCGTATTGAGCGCGGTGAATTAAAGAAACACAATACCGGTATATATCTACAGAAAATACCTGCGAATCCGATAACTAATATCGCTACTATTGATTACGAAAACGCGGAAAAGCGTGGGTATTTTAAATTAGATTTTTTAAATGTTAGCATATATAAAGATATTAAAAGTGAAGATCATTTAATTGAACTAATGAATAAGGAGCCATTATGGGAACTTTTACTTCGAGACGAATTCGTAAATCTATTATTTCATTTAAAGGGGCACGGGGATGTGCTGAGGAAGACTTGCCCGACTTCAGTGGAACAGTTAGCTGCAGTCCTTGCGATGATACGCCCCGCGAAACGTTATCTGATTGGGAAAGATTGGACTACGGTGATGAACGAGATTTGGGTGAAACCGGATAATAATGAATCTGAATACTATTGGAAAAAAAGCCATGCGTTTAGTTATTCATTATTAGTTATTGTACATATGAATTTATTATGTGAACAACTAGAACACAATACAGTGTGATTTTTTAACTTAGTATAAATAAAATTATACTAAGGATTTGCTATGTCGAGAAAAGGATGCCCAAATAAGATCCAATCAGGAATATGTTATCCGCGTAAATGTAAATTTTGTGAGCATATATCTAATAACCCTTCGACGTATCATTATCATAAAAAGACACATGAACATATACCACCTGGACAGTTGTGTGATCATGGATGCGGGCAGATTGCCTCGATGTTAAATACCAATGGAAAATATACCTGCAAAAAGATTGCACAACATTGTCCGGAATATATTAAAAAACATTCTATACGTGTTTCTAACCAATGGAAAGATGCTATAGAGAGAAAAGAAAAAACTAAAAAAACTTTTTTAAAACATTGTGTAGAAAATCCAGTTATTACAAAAAAACAGAAAGATTCTTTAAAAAAGAAATGGGGGGATCTTACTCCTGATCAAGCTAAAGATTATAGACATTATGCTAGACGAATTAGATCAAAAGCACAACGATGGGCTAAAGAACAAGGTTATATTCTCGGAAAACAAACATATCATGTAGATCATAAATTAAGCATTTGGGATGCATACAAGGCAGGTTTATCTGAATCTGTAGTAAATCATCCGGCTAATTTACAAATTATCGACGCCAAACAAAACAGCAGCAAAGGTTCTAACAGTTCAATAACAGTTAATGAACTAATGCACTTGATAAGAAAAAGTGTTACTTGACCTTTCTAACACTACGAACTAGCTGTATAGATTTACGCTTGACCCGTTTTTCTGCAATTTCGCCTAAATTGACAATAGGCCCGAACAATATTTCTAAATCTTTTGCATTAAACGTTTTAATATATTCTCTAAAAAATATCATTTCTTTCTTTAGAAATATATTGATAGGAATTTGTCTATTACTTTCCCACCACCATATTTCACCTAATTCGATCAATTTTTGCTTGTCTGATTCGGATTTTATACTAGTATAATCATATATACTAGCAACATGCGTATCTATATTGAGCACAATGCCTATATATTCGATATCTTTCGATTTTATACAGGTCATAAATGGAAAATTTTGTTGGAAGTCGTCTCTCGTTGTTGTCATGTACCATAAATATGTAATATGAAATTACCAGTCTATTTATACCCAAATTTGTTCGAAGTCATATTAGATTTGGATGACAATAATAACAGGATTTACCAAGTTATGTATCAACGACAATTAAAACTACAAAAAGGTGTTAAAAACACTATACAAGTTCAATTTAAAAATAGTGATCAAAAATTACTTAATGTCAGCTCCGGAACCTTCGTGATGTCGTTATTTGATGAAGTAAATCAACGTTCATTAATTCAAAAAAATATAATAATTTTAGACGACGGAGTAACTCCATTACTTCGCGGGTTAGGGCAGGTAGTATTCACAGAAAGCGATTTAGAAGCATGCGAAAGTGTTTATTATAAAATAGGATTTAAAGCATTAGATACCGATGGGAGCTACGTTCCGGCGTATGCTAACACTTATTATGATATAGCAGGAACTATCGAAGTACGTCACGATCTTTTTCCTACATTGGTTCCTAGTCAAGAAGTAGATAATAATGCATTTATGGAATTCTATAATAGAGATACAAATGCATTACAATATGAATATTATTCGGGAAATTTAAATGCAAATCCTGCCTTTAAATCAAATGTTGCTCTGCATACTGCTGCAGTCTATATGACCAATTATATAGGGCAAGTATTGATCGAAGGCACTTTGGAAAATGATCCTGCCACTTACGGCAATTATGCAACAATTAGTAATAAAACTTATTCAGGGTTTACAGGTATCGATTATACAAATTTTAATGGGATTTTTTCAAAAATACGAATACGTTATATCCCTGCTAAAAATCCAGTAACCGGTCAAAATAATGATACAGCATATGCCGGAACTGTTGACAAGGTGCTATATAGAAGTTAAAATTTCTGTATGAACCTCATACAGACAAGCTTACGTGCTTTCTTGCCTAACAAAAAAAAATCAACCAGTGGTGGGTGGATTTCTTTTAATAGTCCTTGCTGCGTACATAGAGGTGAAAGTAAAGATATAAGATCGCGTGGCGGTATTATGTTTACTGCTGAGGGATTTGTTTTTTCTTGTTTTAATTGCGGATTTAAAGCAGGATGGAGCCCGGGCAAACCGATTAGCAAGAATACTAAAAATTTACTTAAATGGTTAGGTGTTCCTGATTCAGAAATAAACAAAATTGTTCTAGAAGCAATAAGAGAAAAAGATCAGATATCACCTGAAACAAAAGAATTTAATTTTAATTTAAAAGAAGAAGAATTTCCTAAAGATTGTTACTCTTTTAAAGACTTGATAGCATTAGATTGCGATGAACCTGACTTTCTATTATGCAAGGAATATATAGAAAAACGAGGGTTTTCTATCGACGATTTTGATTGGCATTGGTCTGCAACCGCAGCTTATCGAGATAGAGTTATCATACCATTCTATCTTGAAAAAAAGCTAGTTGGATATACAGGACGCAAAGTTAAAGAAGGAATGCCTAAGTATCTATCAAAAAGTCAGCCAGGATATGTTTTTAATTTAGATAGGCAGACATATGATAGACAATATGTTATAGTTGTAGAAGGACAGTTTGATGCAATAGGTATAGATGGTGTTGCTATCATGACTAATGAACCTAGCGAAATTCAGTGTGCTAGAATCAATATGCTAGGTAAAAAAGTAATAGTAGTACCTGATAGAGATAAAGCAGGGGCTAAACTATTAAAAGCTGCGATAGATAACAATTGGGCAGTTAGTTTGCCTCCTTGGGAAGAAGATATTAAAGATGCTTCAGATGCCGTTAAGAAATATGGGCGGATCTATACTTTGGCAACAATATTACACTACCAGGAAGAAAATAAGATAAAAATAGAATTATATAAAAAGAAACTGGAGAAACTTGATGGCAAATAAAACCGATTATAGTTATGATGTTCAAAAAGTCTATTTAGAAATGTTTTTAGGTGATGCTGAAACATTTATTCGTTGCCAGAACATTTTTAATCCTGATAATTTTGATCAACGACTACGAGCTGTTGCAAAATTTATGACTGAATATGTAGACCAATATAAAGTCATGCCCGAATCCTCGATTATTAATGCAAACTGTAAATCAGATTTAACTCCTGCAATTGTGCCTAAAGAAAATTATGATTGGCTGCTTAATGATTTTGAAAACTTTAGTAGGCATAAAAGTCTAGAGAGGGCTATCATCGAAAGCAGTGATTTACTCGAATCAGGCGATTATGGGCCAGTGGAAAAGTTAATTCGCGATGCAATACAAGTAAGTCTGAGTCGTGATATGGGTACCGATTATTGGGCCGATCCGCGTGCCAGGTTGATGAAACTAAAAGAAAATAACGGACAAGTTAGTACAGGATGGCCTAGTATTGATAGGAAACTGTATGGAGGATTTAAACGTGGTGAATTGAATATTTGGTGTGCAGGATCCGGCGGCGGTAAGAGTTTATTCTTAGCAAATCAAGGATTAAACTTTGCACTAGCAGGTCTTAATGTCATTTATTTTACGTTTGAGCTTAGTGAAGAACTAGTTAGCATGCGTATTGATAGTATGGTAACAGGAACTGCTACTAGAGACGTCTTTAAGAACTTAGATGACGTAGAATTGAAGGTAGCCATGATGCGAAAGAAGGCGGCTGAAATTCAGGTCAAATATCTTCCGTCTGGCAAAAATTGTAACGATTTAAGGTCTTATTTGAAGGAATATCAGGTCAAAACAGGCAAAAAACCAGACATAATTTTAGTGGACTACTTAGACCTTATGATGCCTCTGTCGATAAAAGTAAGTCCGAGTGATCTATTTGTTAAAGACAAATATGTTAGTGAAGAACTACGTAATTTGGCTATGGAAATGCAAACGGTAGTAGTTACAGCAAGTCAGTTAAATCGTGCAGCAGTAGAAGAAATTGAGTTTGATCATAGTCATATTTCCGGTGGTTTAAGCAAGATTCAAACAGCCGATAATGTAATCGGTATCTTTACTAGCCGTGCTATGAAAGAAAGAGGGCGTTATCAGATACAGTTTATGAAAACACGCAGCAGTAGCGGTGTAGGACAAAAGGTCGATTTAGAGTTTAACATTGATACATTGCGTATTAGTGATTTGGGTGAGGACGCTGAAGAGTCATTTAATCAACAGAGATCGAATTCTAGTACAAGTAATATTATGGAAAAGTTTAAAAAGACTAGTACTATTAAAGACCCTAATGTTGATACAGAAACTGGTGAAATTCGAAACCCAGATCCGTCGCAGGGAACAGCGGCTCCGAAAATTAAAGGAGTAGTTGAAAGCAGTAGAATACGCGCAATGTTGGCGAACTTAAATAGCGAAAAAGATTAATTAAAGGTTTAAAATGAATAAAAATACTTTTTATCTCGATATGGATGGTGTGATTGCTGATTGGAATAAAGGTGTAGAAGATATTTTAGGATATATAAAAGAAGATCCGAATTCTCATTATAATGATGCGGATTGGGCTAAAATTACAACTAATGAGAGAATGTATCGTGATCTTCCGGTTATGGGTAGAGCAGGAGCATTAGTTTCGTTAGCTAAAGCATTCGAAGTGCAGTTAGGATGGGACGTAAGATTCCTTACAGCAGTTCCTAAAGGAAATGATGTTCATTGGGCATTTTGGGATAAGTGTCTATGGGCCCAAGAACATTTTCCAGGGATACCTGTACACTTCGGCCCATTTGCTAAAGATAAATGTACTCATTGTCGACCGGGAGATATCTTAGTTGATGACCGTCATAGCAATTGTGTAGAATGGCGTGCTGCAGGAGGAATTGCTGTAGAAGTACATCCGGGCAAATATGAAGACGCTATTAGTGAGGTAAAGATGTTATTAGCTAATCACCTTGCTCGTGAGCAGCTTGTCGATTAAGCTGCTCAATTGCTTTTATGATCCCATCATGATCGGCATAAAAAGCAAATCCTTCTTGATCGTTGGCGGTTCTCCATTTTAAAAACCAAGAATCGCCTATTTCGGCTGCACAGATAATCCACCCATATTGATTTATAATAGGGCCGATTTGCCAGTATGGTATAAGTT